TGGTCGACAGAACTGGGTTGATCTGTGCCGCGGTTATGGTATCTATTGTAGACGGATGACTGGGGCTTTTCCTGGCCCCACACTTCGCATACGAGACCCCTGGGTCTTGTCCCCGAGGCGCGGTCTAGCAGCCGCATCCCTCTTGTTCCAGCGCTTCCCCCGACAGTTAGTCGAAGAAGGGCGATCTGGATATTCTCGGAAGCGCTCACCGTTTAGGAACGGTGTTCTCCCCGAGCATTTCTGGACTAATTAACCAAGGAGGGCGTAATGCCCGCACAGACTGCAATTACAGTCAAAAAAGCTGATGGCACCACGGATATTATCTATGCCGCCGTTCAGCCGTCAAGCGGTGTAAATCCCGCAATTTGGCGTTCGCCAGTTGGAGCGGCGCCGGCCCATAAGGCCGAGCTCCGTGTGAAAGCCACCCCGAATAAAGCGAACACTGTTCGCCGCCTCGAGGGCGTGTTTTCCTATCCTCAAACTGCGACTGCAGCCGATGGCTCCATCACGGTCGTCAATCGCGGATCGATTAGCTTCACAGCTACCGTTCCGCAGTCGATGCCCCAGACGGAGATCAACGAAATGATTCATCAGGGTTTTAACCTGGTGGCTTCTTCGTTGAATAAGTCCCAAGGTACCGAAGGATTCGCAGCGACGTAAGTCGCTTAGAATTCGAACCAAAGGATCCCATCTATGCAAAAATCTCTTCCAAGTGATTTGGAGAGAGTGTACGTCAAACTTCTTGACGCGCTCGCCACACCTTTGTCTATGACCTGCAAAGATCATTTAAAGAATCAAAGGTGGGATGACCTTGTGAAAATCAAGGTGAATCCTCTTGCATATGACGACGCGGAAAGTTATTTCCGCGACGCCGCCTCCGTATCCTTTATACGGAAATGCGCCGATCTACCCACCACCATCGACAAGAAACTTGTTGCTGAAGATGGGTTCATCGAAGCTGAAAGGCAATGCAAGCGCTCCAACGACAGACTTCACATTCACCTCTTCGAGAATGATTACGATCGATCAAACGACGTTTATCAAACTCCTGAAGGGGCGTGTTCTCGGCTTATCGCCGAGGCGCGTAAAGAGATGCGGAAGATGCTCGGTCGTGTCCCTTCTGACCTGAAAGGTCGGTTTGGTCCCGGAGCTACCTATGGCGACAGGGGGCTGTATACCACAGTGCCCGATAAGATGTCTTCTCGACCTACCCTGACCCCCTCTGCTTTGTGGTGGCTCTTTCCATGGAGCTCCACCGCCTGGGCGAAAGCCTGTGCGGCAGAGGGACGGGAGATAGAGTGTGTGCGCGGTAACCGTTTCACAACGGTACCTAAAGATTGTACTAAAGACCGCGGCATTGCCGTGGAGCCTAGTATCAATGTCTTCTTCCAGCTCTCCCTCGGGAGGGCTATGAGGAACGCACTCAAGCGTCATGTTAACATCGACTTGACGCATGGGCAGGACATTCACAGGCGGGTCGCCTGTGAGGCCAGCACGCATGGCTGTTATGCTACACTTGACCTCTCGAGTGCCAGTGATACCGTTTGCAGCAACTTGGTTAAATTGCTGCTCCCTAACGACTGGTGGGAGCTTTTAGACTCCCTCCGCTCGCCTATGACCCTCTTTCGAGGGCGATGGGTGAGGCTGGAGAAATTCAGTTCGATGGGTAACGGTTTTACGTTCGAGTTGGA